TATGCTGTTTCAGCTTCCAGAAAGAATTCACGAATGAAAGGTTTTGTTGCTTGGCTATTCGCTTTATAAAGGACATGCTCACCTTCTATAGTCGTATCTGTGTTATCCCCATTGTCTTTATAGAGATCAATAGACACTCCAATTTCAGTGATTGCTTCTTTCAGATCAGGGCCAATAGTCATTTTATTCGTCGTAGGATGAGGTTACTTGGTTGTCGTCAAAGAAGGTTGTGTCCTCTCCTATTTCATCATAGGAAAAACCAGCATCTATCTTTGTGCCAAACAACAGGTAGGAATCTCCAGTCATGAATTCTTCTGGACTCGTTTCTTGTACTTCTTTAAAATCTGAATCCATTTGTTTGGTCAAGGCTAAATAATGATCAAATCGTTGGTTCAGACTAATTCCTTCATATTTGAACTTGTGTGCGGATTCTGACAGGAGATAAAAAAAGAGATGTCGTTTTGCTCTATTTTTCATCCAGAGAATTTGAAAATCATCCGTAACCGGAAAACTCCATCCGGTTTCTCTGGAAGCATCGTCACAGGCATTTGAATAATCATCATCAGTCAAATAATTATTCAATCCTCTGACTTCAGTAGGAAGCAATTCCAACATCTCATCTCTTGTCATTTTTTCGCTCGCTTCTTAACTGTCTTTTTAGGTTCCTCTGTTTCGATCAACTGAACTGCTTTATGAACCTTCACAACAGAGGAACCGTTATCAATCTCGGTTTGAATGTCTATCGGATATGGAGGAGTAAACTCACTTCCAGCCGTATAGACATTCGCTCCAGCCTTCAATGTCTTCAAAATTGTGCAATATTCGGTACTCATCCGATTGATCCTCCGTTATTGATTAACCATCGACATCAAGGATGTAGATTGCGTCTCTTTGATACAGAACGGGAAGTCCTTTGTCCTGTACACGGATATACGTTCCCTCCGGGTCCCAAACGTCATTGGAATCAATCTTCATTCCGTAATGACGGTTCAGGGCAAACGGCGCTCTCATAAACTCAGCAATCGGCTGTCCTTCAACAGAAGTAGCCATCATGACGAATTTACCAGTGGGGATATAGTTTTTACGGACAAAACAATAATCCTCACCAGCTTTGAAAGAAGCAGTCGGAGCAGAAGCCACGGTTGCAGTATTGGTTTCAACAGCAACAGCAGAAATGGTTTCATCTTCATAAGTACCTGCTGACACATCCACAAAACGTAGAGTATCGCCAACTTCGAAGTCCGAAACATCTTCCATAACGATTGCAGTTGTTGAAGCTCCGGTTACACCAGAAACCAGATAGGAACGGACTTCATATTTCTCATCATAAATAATGAGATTTTTGATGTCAAGCAATCCAGCCAGAACATTGGGGTTGACACCGATCAGATTGTTCTTTTTGCCTTTAAAAAGATCACCTTCACCAAAAGCTGATTTATGCAGGAGAGCCAGAAGAGCAGAATCTCTTGCAATATATTTCAGGGTTGTGGTGTTACAAACACAAACATCCACCAATCCACCGCAATCATCAGAGATCAGGGTTTTACCATCGATAATATCACCGATGATATCCTTGGTAGAACCGGCAGGCCACCGATAGTTTGTGGCCAGAGTAACTTGATGTGAAGAAGGAATATTGTAATTAACAGAGATTTTGGTTCCACTGGCCACTGCATAGGTCATGGTTCCAGAGAACAGCATTTTGGAAAACATCCATTCTTTACGCCGCATTGCCCGATAGACAAGACTCCGGGTTTCACGTGCAAGACGTTGTTTTGCTCCAAGATACTGTGATTCAGTTCCTTCTTTTCGCAGGTTGTTCAGGAACTCTTCATCAAAATACATCTTCTCTTTCCAGTAAGCCGCTTCAGCTTCATGAGATGCAAGGCCAATAGGAGCAGTCTGGGGAGCCGGTGCGCCAGGGGCCACAAAGGGAGTCATCCCTCTTTGACCTTCCTGAGATTCCCATTTGATCGAACTTGAAGGAGAATCCATTTCAGGAAACATATTCATCAAGATCAAATTCGGAGGAGCAGTAAACTTCGTGATGAACTTCTGGAGGACTTCCAGTTTGAGTTCAGGAATATCACTTTTACCTTTCATTGTAAAATCACCACCTTTCAATTTATTTCATATAGGTATAGATTCCAAAAGCTGTAGCCGCAAGATCGGTTTTAGCCGCAGAATCCAAATTGATGAGAGAACCTGTATAGAGAACACAATTTCCAAGGATCAAAGTTGCATTCGCACCATTGGCATTTGCTCCAGTGCCGGTATCAACTGATTTTTCCAGAATACCAACACATGTATCATAGCCTTCCACAACAATGTAAGCAAAATCAGCAGTTGTGAAGGAAGTACCACCAGTTGCCACTGTTACAGTGATTTTGGCCATATGTGAATAAGTTGCCCGATCAATCGCAGTAATAGCACCAAGATTTTCAGCAGCAGTGTCATTATCCACAATAATGACATCATCCCCAACAGCAAACTTGTAACTGTCAGCAATTGTCACATACAAATCACTTGCAGTTGTTCCTGAATCCTGAACCAGATAAGCTCGACCAGGAGCCACTTCAGCACCAGTGATAGTTGCAGTAGGATCATAAGGAACAAAATAGCCTAAACGTGTAGCAGCAGCAGAATTATTCTTCGCCAGAGCAGTTCCAGCTTCAATCAGACCATAACCTGCCTGAAGAGTGATAGGAACTTTGAGACTGGCATTCTCTTCTGAATAATAAAGGCGTTTGTAATCCTTTTGATAAGTCTTTTGAAAAATCCCAGGAGAATCCATTAAAAATCACCACCTTTCGTATTATTTTCCAGCCAGTTTAAAGAGATCATCAGCCAAGTCATCCACTTCTTTTGACAGGCTATCATTACCGACATCCTTCTTTGTAAATCCAGTGCCTTGAACCGGCTGAGGAATTTCCAAAGATTCCCAATCCTTGATTTCAGCATCCACTGCTTTTGTCATTTCAGTTTCATCAAAAACACCATCTTTGACAAAATCAGAATAAGACACGTTCTTCCGCACTTTACCGAAAAGACGTTCAGGAATAGAACTTGTGGAAAGTTTCTCAGTCCAAATTGCATCGGCTCTCATAGCCATTTCACGTTCGGCTCTCTGAGCATCTTTCTTTTCCAGTTCAAGGATTTTCTTTTCACTGTCCGAAAGCTGAGCAGTCAGATTGGTAATGGTTTCCGAGAATTTTGTCTCCTCTTTGGAGAATTCTGCCTTTGCAGCAGCAAGAGCAGCTTCCTCGATCTGTTTGACCAGATCAGGATGTTCTTTACTCAACGTGGTAATATCCATAACTTTAGACACCTCCTTTTTAAGCAAAACTTCATCATAAACGATATCGACTTCTTCTTTGGAAAATACAGAAGCACTTGTTTTATTGTCCCATCCAAAAACACAGACAGAACCCTCACGATATTCCCATTCACGCCAAACAGAACCAGGGCCTTTCAAAGTGAATCCATTCACTTGAGTTTCAGTCCCTTCTTCTATTCTTTCGACTCTCATGGGTTGTGCAGAAATACTTGATTGAAATGGAAACCCATCCTTGGCAAGTTTTACGAATTCCTTACTGACATCCGTATCGACAAAGGTAACTGTGGAAGGATCAAGTTTAACTTTCCCATCCTGAATAATTGGTTTTCCGGAAAACCCGATTTTCTTGGATGTTTCATGATCCTCAAGGATAGGATATTTATTCTGGGTAGCTCTCATTCCGGTAAGATCAATGGCAAGGTCATCCCAATACCAATGATTTTTGATAATTCCACCTGAATAAACGGTCATGTCCAATTTGGAAGGCTCTTCTGGATTCTCCGCAAAATTGATGGTTGCATTACATCCATCATCTTGGAAAGTCAAAGCCCCCTTTGGAATTTTATTTTCTTTTTTCATATTTCAATCCTTTTTGAAAAAAAAATCAGTTTCCTATCCTTTACAGAAAAAAAATAATATTGTCAAATTATTTTTTTGGAACAGGTTTAACTGTTTTT